TGAAGAATCACCACTTCTGCCCTACAGGATTGTTTCCTGCTAGCATGCGGGCGTTCATATAATTTTGCTTGAATGCAATCTGCTTCTCGAGCAGTTGGTTGGCAACCTGGCCTTGAAGGGCAATGGCTGCTCTATCCTGAACGCCTTTAGCGGCGATGCTGAGCCTAGTCTGCTCCCCAGACTCATCGATGTTCTTCCGTTGTTGCTGACCAGCAAGAGCAGTGTTGCCTAGGCCGAAGATGCCGTTGACAAGGCCGCCAACGAGTGGTTTGACGGCGGAGCTGCCGATGACTGCTGCCGTTGAAGCAGCGTGGCTGAAATCACCGTTAAGAGTCCTACGAAACCTGCCGGGGTTGACCATGATTCTGGGCTTCGTGGCATTGGCTTCGCGGCTCTTTCCTTTGACTTTCCTGGGAGCCATGAGGGCCTGGAGAAGTTTAGGGGGGAGAACCGCACTGTAGAAAGTACCACCGTAGCCAACTGTAGCTGTAGTCGAGGCTATCCTACTGAAAAAGACACCTGGGGTTGGCACAATAAGCTGAGGCCACAACTGATCAGAGCTGGTGTGCGACTGAGTGTAGCTGCTCAGGTCTCCCTGAAGGTTGGTGTAAGGGATGTTGGCTTGACGCCTGATGAACATGCCATGCTTGTTGCGGACAACCTGGGCGACCAACACTCCGGATGGATCGAGGAGAGACGTAATGACAGACTTTTGGGTCCCACTCCTGAGATACTCACAGGCTCGGACGCAGGCAGTGACATGCGCTGAGCTGGGAACAATGCTATGACCGTTAGTCCCTGAGACAACCGAAGGGACAATGCTGCCTCCGTCTGTGAGTTGACAGTTGTAATAATCTGAAGGCACGAGATCTCCAAGGTCGCAAGTGACGTTGCACAGGGCTATGCCGTCAATCTCGGCGTGAGCAGCGAGGCCTTTGTACCAAGTCCACTCATTGGTGAGACCTGGAAGATCAGGACCAGACCAGGTAAATTGCCCTTTCTCAAAGGTGGTGAAGAACTGATTGTCTGCGAAATAGCGGCCTGGGTTCTGAGGGTCTGCGATGATATTGACTCCCATGCCCATGCTTGCACCGCTGGCTTCAGCTCCGCTGACCTTGACCCAAGGACCAGCGCCTCCAACCGCTTGACTGGCTATGTTATAGTCGGT